GCCCGTTGAAGACGTATTGACGGCCGAATGGATTGATTTACCGCTTGCTTCGGGCGTGGCAAGTATAGCGGCGTCGGGAGCGCGTCCGCAGTATAGGAAGATCGGCGACCGCGTGGAGATCCGCGGAACAGTCGCCCTTGACTATTCAAGCGCGGGCGACATTACAACGGTATTTGCAGCATTGCCCGAAGGATATAGACCGCCTGCACAGTTGTACAAGAGTATTCCGCTTGTTGGTGCGAGGGTTGGCCGCCTGCATATCACAGCCGCGGGAAACATGAATGTGAATTACATTTACAATTATTCATCGGGATCAATGGACACGGGAACGTCATTCACATGGGCGCAGATTGACATTGAATATTCCGTTTAATTCACAATGGATAAGCTGCAAACGTTTTATAAATCCCGACGGTGGGAACGGTTCGTTCAACAGCTGCGGCTTGAACGGACAGGGTCAGACGGTTTTGTTTTATGCGAACACTGTGGAAAGCCGATTGTAAAACAATATGATTGTATCGGACACCACAAAGAAGAACTGACCGTTGACAATGTGGACGACGTGAACATTTCGTTGAACCCCGACAATGTCATTCTTGTACATTTCAAATGTCATAACGAAATACACAAACGGTTCGGGTTTGTTGAACGATTGAAACAAAATGTTTTCATTGTTTATGGTGCGCCGTGTGCAGGGAAAACAACGTGGGTAAATTCCGTCGCTGAAAGCGGGGATTTGATTGTTGATATGGACAGGCTATGGAACGCGGTTCGTGCTGAAAGCTGCGGCGCGTTTGAAAAGCCGAACGAAATAAAATCAAATGTTTTCGGCCTGCGGGACTGTTTAATTGATATGATACGGGTACGCCGTGGGAAGTGGCGCAACGCCTACATTATAGGCGGGTACCCTTTGCAGGGTGAACGGGAGCGTTTGGCCGACAGTGTGGGCGCGGACAAAATGATTTTTATTGATACGAAAAAAGAAATTTGTTTGTTCCGCGCGAAAGCAAAATCAAGTGAATGGGCGCAATATGTTGAACAATGGTTCGACCGATACGCCCCCCCGTCAGAGTGATTTTGAACGCCTTGGGGGATTGCACGGGGGGACTACAGATTCACGCGAAGCCAAAAATTGAGATTTTTTGAAAAGTTTTTTCGGAAAATTTGAAATTTTTTTCGGAAAATTTGAAATTTTTTGATTTTTGATTTGAGTTTTTGAAATCGGGTGCGGGTATGGACAGAGCGGACGAATTGAAAAAACTATGTGAACCCCTTGACGGGGCGGCGAAAACCGCAACCGCCCAATTGATCGAGGAAATCGTATTTCTTGAAATCCGCTTGGACGAGCTGCGGAAATTACCGTTTATTATGGTGGATCCCAAACGCTCCGAACGACAGAAACCGACGGCGGCCGCAAAGCAGTACAAAGAATTTTTGCAACAGTACAACAACTGCATTAAAATTCTGCTGGGTGTTTTGGGAAAAGTCGAAACCGCCGAAACGTCCCCGTTACGGGAATACTTGAACCGATTAAGGGCGAAAGAATGAGCAACTACTTAATTGAATATCGGGAAGCGATCCGGCGCGGCGAAATAATCGCAGGCGTGGAGCTGACGACAGAGCTTGACAATTTGATTTCTGACTTGGACGACCCCCGTTACATTTACGATACGCGGGACGCCGAAACAAGAATTGATTTTATGGAAAATTGTATTCGCCTGACAAAGTCGCCGTTTTACGGAAAGCCGATGAAGCTGATGCCATGGCAAAAGGCATTTATTGAAGCGTCCTATTCGTTCAAGCTGGCCGACCGAACGTATATTGACGATGACGGCACAGAACGACACGTTGACCGTTTCCAAAAAATCGTTTTGCTGATAGCAAGAAAAAACACGAAATCAGAAACGTGCAGCGCCTTAGAGCTGACGGAAAGCATTGTCGGAAACGACGGCGCGGATTTGGTTTGTTCGTCAAATGACGACGTGCAGGCGTCAATTTTGTATGACGCAATAGACACAATGCGTCTGATGATAGATCCCGAGCAGCTTGACACAAAGAAAAATCAGCGATTTATAAAAATCTTGGTGACGAATTCCAAAATATTCAAGATGTCTGACCGTACACGAAACAAAGAAGGTCGAAATATTGATTTTGCCGTTGTTGACGAAGTACACGAAATGAAAGACAACGCGATTTTGAAAGCGATTGAGCAAAGCCAAAGCCTGAAAGACAATCCGAAATTGATAATCATTACAACCGAGGGTTTTGTCAATGACGGCGCGTTAGACGATATTTTGAGAGATTGCAGAAAAATAATCAACGGTGAGGACGACGGCGTTTCCGCTGAAAGGACGTTACCGTGGTTATATACGCAGGACAGCGAACAAGAGGTTTGGCAGAACGAAAAGAGCTGGCAAAAATCAAACCCGTCAATCGGGATCGTCAAGAAGTGGGACTATTTAAGAACACAAATTGATCAAGCCCGAAAGAGCAAGGCCGACCGCGTTTTTGTTCTTGCAAAAGATTTCAATTTCAAGCAGAACAACGCGGAAGCTTGGCTGAATACCGACGATTACAATTATTCGGCGGTTTACGATTTGGAAACATTCCGCGGCGCGTTGTGTTTGGGCGCGGTCGATTTATCAGAAACAACCGATATGACCAGCGCGAAAGTTTTGTTAATGCGACCGAACGACCGAACGAAATACATACATTCACATTACTGGATCCCCGAAAGTAAATTGACCGACGCGGACGACAAAGCCGCAGGCGCCAAATACAAAGAGTGGGCGAAAGCAGGCTTGTTGACCATTTGCGAGGGTAACGACATTGATTTAACACTTGTTGCGGATTGGTTTTTCAGACTGTATAAAGATTATGGCTTACGGGTGTACAAATGCGGTTATGATGTGAAATTCTCCAAAGATTTTATAAAACGAATGGACGAATACGGCATTGAAACGGAAATCGTAATTCAGAACAAAATCACGTTGTCAAACGCTATGAAACTATGTGAAGCGGATTTGAAAGCGCGATTTGTAAATTATAACGAAAATCCTATTGATATTTGGTGTTTGGGAAATGCCGCAATTGACGTTGACAATTTGGGAAATTGTCAAGCGGTCAAAATTGCAGGACAGCCGAACAAACGAATTGACGGCGCGGTTACTTTTATAATTGCTTATGAAATGTACCGCCGTTATAGGAGCGATTTACAAAAGATGATTAAGGGGTGATCAACACGGGACTATTTGATAAATTATTTCACAGGGCGCCGAGCCGTCGGAAATATGCGCCGACCCTTGACGGATTTGTTCCGATCTATACGCAATTTGGTACAAACATTTATGCGTCGGACGTCGTGCAGCAGGCGTTAAAATGTATCGCGGACGAAATGAAGAAATTGAACCCGTCCCATGTACGCTATACAGAGAACGACCCCGCCCCGGTGAAAAGTACCATTCAAGACGTTTTGGACAACCCAAACGATTTAATGACAACGTCGGAATTTATCGAAAAAATAACATATTTGTTATTGATGAATTACAATGCGTTTGTTATTCCCGTTTATGACGTGTGGAAAGACAAAAAAACAGGTGAGGAACGGCGAAGTTATAAAGCCCTTTACCCGATAAACCCAACACAGGTTGATTTTATCGAGGACGCGAGCGGCCGCCTGTTTGTGCATTTCTATTTTTGGGACGGGTCGGACACAACAATTCCATATAATGACGTTATCCATATCAGATATAACTATAGCGTTAATCAGTATATGGGCGGCGGCATAATGGGGCAGCCCGACCATGAAGCACTATTAAAAACCCTGAAACTGAATGAGCAGTTATTACAAGGTGTTGCAAAAGCAATGAACGCAAGTTATGCGGTCAACGGCATTGTTAAATATAACACGCTGATTGACGACGGCGAAACGGAAGCGGCGTTGAAAGAGCTGGAACGGAAATTGAAAAATTCCGAAAGCGGATTTTTGCCCCTTGACCTGAAAGCAGAGTTTACGCCGCTTGAACGAAAAAGTCAGATCGTAGACGGTGACACGCTGAAATTTATTGATGAAAAGATTTTGCGAAATTTCGGCGTCCCCCTTGCAATTCTGACGGGTGATTATACCAAAGAACAGTACGAAGCATTTTATCAGAAAACGCTTGAACCGATAATCAAAGCATTTTCGCAGGCGTTCACAAAGAAAGTTTTTACAAGTCGTGAAAAGGCGTTCGGAAATCGAATTGAATTATATCCCAAAGAATTAATTTTCATGACGATTTCACAAACGCTTGAAATGATCAATATTTTGTCGCCGACAGGTGCATTATTCGAGAATGAAAAGCGCGTTGCCCTGGGACTGCGGCCAATGCCTGAATTGGCGGGTAAACGCTACCAGTCGTTGAACTGGGTGGACGCTGAGAACGCCGCACAATATCAGGCGGGCGCGAAATCAAACGTAAATGTTGACATTGTGGACGAACAAAAGGAAGGTGAATTATAAATGACAAACGCAAAGAAGAAAAACGAGCTTGAACGCCGTTCGTATACGTTCAATGTCAGAGCCGAACAGCGCGACGACGGCGCAATTCTGACAGGCCGCCCGATTGTGTATAATTCGCGTACTGATTTGGTGTGGTTCGATGAAATTATTGACGTCGGAGCGCTGGACAATGCGGATTTGACGGACGTTCGATTTCTTGTAAATCACGACGTTTCAAAAATTCCGCTTGCACGGAGCAGGCGCAACAACGGAAACAGCACAATGCAGCTGACCCCCGATATACAGGGTTTGTCCTTGGATTGGGTGAAGCTGGACACCGAAAACAACGCCGAAGCCCGTTCGTTATATAGCGCGGTTCAGCGTGGCGATATTTCGGGAATGAGCTTTATGTTTTCGATCGACGGCGAGGAATGGGAAGATCTTGAAAGCGACCACCCGACCCGCCACATTACAAAAATCGGTTCCGTCGTGGAAATAAGCGCGGTAACATTCCCCGCTTATGACGCGGCTACAATAGACGCGAGAAGTAAAAGCGCGTTGGACAATGCGCGGGCGGCGCTGGAGAGCGCAAAGCAGCGGAACGCGGCGACGGTGGACACCGCCGCAGAACTGGAACTGGCAAAAGCAAAGTTTATTTTCAAGTCAAAATTTTGAAAGTGAGGTTAAAAACACAATGAGAAAGCAGAGATTACAGGCAAGAATGAACAGACTGCTTGCAAAGAAGCAGAAGCTTGACGAGAGATGCAAGGCAAGCACCGACGCCGCAGAGGTGCGCGGACTGACCGAGCAGCTTGACGAGATCAACGCCGACATTGCTGACGTTCAGGCAGAGCTTGACGAGATCGAGCAGGAAGAGAGAGCCGCACAGCAGGCCGCAGAGCTGGAGCAGAGGCAGCAGGCGCCCGCAGACGCACAGAGGGTAAACGGTAATATTGGCGTTTCGGGAACCGTTGTTTCAAGCGCCGCAACCGCAACCGCAGACGCACAGAGGAGCGCCGACGTATTCGGTACAATGGAGTACAGACGCGCATTTATGGCGTTCGTTCAGCGCGGAACCCCCATTCCCGAAAATCTTGTTCAGAGAGACGGAACCCCCGCCAACACAAATACACTTGGCGCGACCATTCCGACAACCGTTCTGAATGAGTTTATAAATCTTGTTGAAAAGAGATACGGAAATCTTTACAACAAGGTTAGAAAGCTGAATGTTCAGGGCGCCGTGAAAATTCCGATTTCCGACCTGAACGCGTCGTTCAAGTGGGTAACGGAAAGCACTGTTTCCCCCCGTCAGGACGGCGGCGAGATCAAGCAGTATGTTGAATTCGGCTATAATATGGCAGAAATCAGAGTTTCGCAGACCCTGCTGTCAAGTATCGTAACAATCGACCTTTTCGAGCGTGAAATTATCCGCATTATGCTTATTGCATTTATGCAGGCAATGGACACCGCGATTGTTCGCGGCACGGGTAACGGTCAGATGCTGGGTATTCTGAACGATCCCCGCGTTACCGGGCAGACCGACCACATAATTGAAATGACCGCCGCAGATTTCGGAAATTGGGTCAAGTGGAGAAAGAATTTCTTTGCAAAAATTCCCCTTGGCTATCGTGCAGGCGAATTCATTTTCCCGCTGTCTACCGTTGAAAGCTATCTTGAAACAATGGCTGACAATAACAACAACCCGATTTTCCGTCAGGCGACTGGCCTTGAAGTCAATGACGGCGACGCAGTAAACCCGAACGGTCGTTTCTTTGGCCGTGAAATTTCCCTTGTTGAACCCGACATTCTCCCAGATTTCGACACCGCCGCCGCGGGCGATTTTGTGGGTATTTTCTGGCAGCCCTACGAATACGGCATAAATACAAATATGCAGTTTGGTGTCCGTCGTTGGTTCGATGAGGATAGAAACGAGTGGGTGAACAAGATGCTGACCGTCGTTGACGGAAAGGTGCTGAACCCCCGCGGTTACTATCTGATCAAGAAGAAAGCAACAACCTAAAGGGGGGTTGAAACATGACAAATGTTGAAGCGCTGAAAGCGTTATATGCAGCACTCGGCGGCGACCCCGCCGACGTTGCAGACGCAACGACCATTGTTGGCGTTCTGAATGTCATAGCGGCAAAGTATGAGGGCGCGGACGACGCGACCGCGAACGCTGAGGCAATCGCGAACATTGCCGCCGTTGCAGGAAACATAACGCCAGAGCCGAGCGAAAATAACGCGTATTTTGGTTTTTATTCTGATCCTAATACACAGTTTGCTGCGAAACGTTCGTTGACGACAATACTAATTCCCGAAGGGTACACGGCCATTGAGGATCAAACATTTAGGAGCTATACTCACATGGTTTCCGTCACAATACCAAATACAGTTGAGTCTATAGGAGACTTTACGTTTATGGAGTGTGCGTCTCTTGAAAAAATCATAATCAACAAGCCCGCTGGCAGTATAACGGGCGCACCTTGGGGAGCACCCGAAACAACACAAGTTATCTGGAACGGATAAGAAAGAGAGGTTTTGAAAAATGGACGACATTAAAAACCTTATCGGCGAACGTTTCACGGCGGCAGGCGTAGAGCTTGAATGCGTTGGTGTTTCGTTCGAGGGCGATAATATAACGATTATCGCCGAAAAGATCAAAGACGAATAAAGGAGGAAAAAACAATGATTAACAATGACAGAATTGTACCAATCACAGCGGTTGACCTGCTGACAATGTACGGGCTTGTTCTTGCTATGGCATTGAACGCAAAGCCCGCAAAGCTGGACGCAACCGACACCGACGGGGATTTTGTGCAGGCCACAAACAGCGCGACCGTTATTTGTTCGGAACCCGTCAAGACATTTGATTTCGGTTCGAGCGTAACCGCAGGAACCGTGTATTTCATTCCCGCGTATGATTACGCCGGATTTACGAAGAACGGCGCCGCCGTAACAATGGCGGGCGTCGAGGTAGACCCCGACGGTAGAACACTTTATTCCGCAACACTGGCAAGCGGAACCGTAACCGTCGCAAAGGTCGGTTACTAATTTCAGAAAATGGGGTGACACTATGGCGGACGCGGGAATTCTGACAGGCGTAAAAAGTGCGTTGGGCGTAACGGGCGCGTATATGGACGATACCATTTCAATTTATATTGACGAAATCACCGATTACATGAGCAGCGCGGGCGTTTCTGACAGTGTGATTTCCGCGTCCGTTGGTGTTATTGCCCGCGGCGTTTCCGACCTTTGGACGAACGGCGCGGGTGATGCGAAACTGTCCCCGTATTTTCACGAGCGCGTTTCACAGCTTGCTTTGAAATCAAAGGCGGGGGGCGGTTCGTAATGCTTTACAGACCTAAAGCAATAAACGAGCTGCGAACGCCCGTCAAGCTTTTAATCCCGACAATCACAAAATATAACGGTGTCGAGGTTCCCACATATCCCGACGACGGGGAAATAATTTTCGTGAACTGGAAATCATTTCAAGGAACCGAACGCGAAATGAACGGCGTTCATTCGGTCGTTAAGAGCGCAGTTGTAACGACATGGTTCAGACCTGACATATCTTCTAATTGTCGAATTCTGAAAGACGGTGCGACTTATGAAATTGTCACGCCGCCCGAAAATGTTGACGATCAAAATATATTTTGTGAATTCAAGGTCGAGCGCGTGAAGGGCGGCGCGTGATATGGCACGAAACGGAAAAAAGAAAATGACGGTTGATTTCGCCGAATTGGACGTTTACAGAAAACGCCTTGACGAAATCGGGGGCGGGGCAACCGAACGAGCGTTTGAAAATGCCCTGAAAGATAGTCAGAAAGTTGTCGCCCAAAACCTAACGGCGGCAATGGCACAGCACAACGAAACGGGCAAAACCGCGAAAAGCATTATACAAAATTCCCCCGTCGAATGGACGGGAGATGTTGCAAGTATTGATGTTGGTTTTGGCATTTCCGACGGCGGTTTACCGTCAATTTTCCTAATGTATGGTACCAAACTACACGGGCAACCGCACATTACGCCCGACCGCAATTTATATAATGCGGTTTACGGCGCGAAAGTGCGGAAAGACATTGTAAAAATTCAGCAGCAGGCGTTTGAAAAGGCTTTTGAAAGGGCGTTGAAAGAATGAAAAGTGAGTTAATCGCGGCGCTTGAAGCGTTTAATTACCCCGTATTTTTACAGGGTTCAATAAACAGCGCGAACGAATACCCCGACAGTTTTTTCACGTTTTGGAATTTCCAAACGCCCGAAGCTGCGTTTTACGATGACGGGGCGACCCGCGCGGTTTGGGGTTTTTGGGTATATTTCTATTCGACCGACCCCCGAAAGGTCGAGGAAATCCCCGAACGCGCCCGTAAAGCGTTGAAGTCGGCGGGTTGGATACTGGACGGAAAGCCGAACGATATTTCCGTTGACGCCCCGACGCATACAGGCGCATTTTTTACAGTTTACAAATTTGAAAATTATGAAAGCGAGGTTTGAAAAATATGGCAGTTGACAACACAAAGGCCGTTGAATTCCGTGGGTGTGATAATCTTGTAATTGCGGAAGTTACCGCAGATGACAACGAAAACGCATACACCGCGGGCGCCGTTTCTGTACTGGCGCCCGTTGCAGAGATTTCAAAGACGGTCGAGAATTCCAGCGAGACCCATTATTATGACAATGTGGGAATGATTATTATTCGTTCTGAGGGTTCGGACGAAGTGACGCTGACCGTTCCCGCTCTCCCCCTTGCAACGCTGGCAAAGGTGACAGGAAAGCAGATTGACGCCGCGACAGGCGCATTTATTGACGGTGAAACCGCTGAAAAGTATTTCGCTATCGGTTACCGCCTGCGGCTGACAGACGGTACATATCGCTATGTTTGGCGCCTGAAAGGTAGTTTTTCTATCCCCGACGAAACAAGCGCGACCGAGAACGACGGAACCGACACCAACAATCAGGAGCTGACATTTACAGGCGTGAAGACCGTGACAGAGTTTACAAACGGCGGTCGCGCAAAGGCCGTTGTAATCGACGAGAGGGACGGCAAGTGCGATCTTGCAACATTTTTTGACAATGTGCAGACCCCCGACACGATTTCCGGACTTGTTATATCGTCCGTTACCGATCTTGACGTATCGCCAACAACGGCAAGCGTCGCGGTTGGAGAAACGACCACAGTTACGGCAACAACGACCCCGGCAGGCGCGGGCGTAATATGGACAACAAGCAATGGCGGCGTTGCGACCGTTGCGGACGGTGTAGTTACTGGCGTTCGTGCGGGCGTTGCGGTTATTACTGCAACGGCGGGCGCATATTCAGCAAGTTGCACGGTTACGGTTACAAGCGCGGGCGGTTAATGGTATAAGGGCGATTTTTTCGCCCTTTTTACATAAATAAAAATGCAAAGGAGTGTTTTAAATGGAACTGAAATTAAACATATACGACGGAAAGCGAGTAATAAAAACATACACCGCCGAAACAATTGATTTTTCGTTTGGTGTGGTTGAAGATATACTGGACGCGCTGGATTTTGAACATATTTCGGGAAATGCAGACATTGCAAAAATGATTATAAAATGTTCAAAGCAGCTCAAGCCCTTTTTAATGGACATTTTCGAGGGCGTAACCGCTGACGAAATCAGAAATACACGAATTCAGAATTTGATTGATATTTTCAAAGGTCTCTATCAGTACGCAACGGGAGAGCTTGGAGCCGCGGCAGGATCCGCAAAAAACTAAATGACGGGGAAACGACAAACGAAACGTTGTATCAAATTCTATTTGATATGAATGTTAATTTGTGCGACCGTTTCCCCGCCCTTGACCCGTTCCGAGTGCGGGCGCAACGTTTCCATGATGTTTTATTGATTTTTCGCAGATTGAACGAAAAATCAAACGCGGAAACGGGCGGTAATAATAAAAACAAAAACATTCCCGGGTCGTATGTGAAAAACGGAGTTTTGCACCGACCCGCATTGAATGATGATTGGTATTAAAAGAGTGGTGAAATCAAAATGGCCGACCGCGTCGAAAATGTAACAACAAAATTCAAAGTCGATATATCCGACCTGAAAAAAGGCATTCAGGACGCAAACAGACAGATCAAGCTTGCAACGGCTGAATTCAAGAACGCCGCGGCGGGTATGGACGATTGGAGCAAAAGCACCGACGGACTTTCCGCCAAGATTGAAGCACAAGAAAAAGTCGTTGAAGCTGAAAAAACAAAATTACATTTGTTGATACAGCAGCTTGAACGCCTACAACAGTCACAGGCGAGCGGCGAAAAAATCATTGACGATTTAACGGCTAAATACAACAACGCCGTCAAGGTTTACGGGGCGACCAGTGACGAAGCCGCGAATTATGCAAAACAGTTAGCGCAGGCGCAGGCGGCGCAGGACAGGAACGCCAAAGCCGCGGAAGACCTGAATTTGAAAATAATAAATCAGGACACCGCTGTTAAAAAAGCCCAAAGCGAATTGAACCGTTACGAAACGGCATTGTCCGAGCTGAACAGCGAAAGCGCCAACGCCGCGAATAAAACGGAAACGCTGACGGAAAAGGTCGAGCGGCAGGAAAACGAGCTTGCAGACCTTAAAAATCAGTACAAAAACGTTGTCGCCGAACAGGGTAAAACGAGCGACGAAGCGCGGGAACTGGCGGGCAAGATCGAGGATTTGTCCGGGGAGCTGAAAGACAATAAAAGCAAGCTATCCGACGCGGCGACCGCCGCCGACAAACTGGACAAATCACTTGACGACGCCGGGGACAGCGCGGAAAGCGCCGCAAATGGCGGGTTCACAGTTTTCAAGGGCGTTTTGTCAAATCTGCTGACGGGCGTTGTAAACAAGTTGGTCGGCAAAATAACCGACCTTGCCGGGGAAGCAATCGACGCGTCCGACAGCATGGCGAAATTTGAACAGACAATGGGTTTTGCCGGATTTGACGGGGCGACCATTGACGACGCGGCGGCGCGCGTAAAAGATTACGCAGACAAAACTATTTATGAATTGAATACCGTTGCGAACACAACGGCGCAACTTGCCGCGAACGGCGTTAAAGATTACAACGGCTTGACGGAAGCGGCGGGAAATCTGAACGCCGTTGCGGGCGGTAACGCTGAAACGTTTAATTCGTTCGCAATGGTATTGACACAGACTGCGGGCGCGGGCAAGCTGACAACGGAAAACTGGAATCAGCTTGCAAACGCGATCCCGGGAGCGTCGGGCAAGTTGCAAGAAGCTTTGAAGCAGGCGGGCGCATACACGGGAGATTTCCGCGAAGCAATGGCAAACGGCCAAATCACCGCGGACGAATTCAACGCCGCAATCATGCAGCTGGGTAATGAACCCGTTGCGGTTGAAGCCGCGACAAGCGTTTCAACATTTGAGGGCGCAATGGGTAATTTACAGGCGACCGCCGTTTCTGCATTACAAGACATTTACGACACAATCGGGCGCGAAAATATCGCGGCGGCAATAAACGGGATAACGGGATTGATTGAAAAACTAATTCCCCCGATTAAATCCGCGGTTCAGTGGGTGCTTGACAATTTGCCCGAGGTCGAAGCGGCGATTACTGGCATTGGTACCGCAATGGCCGTTTTGTTCGTCGCCAATAAAATAATGGCGTTGGTCAAGGCATTTCAGGCGTACAAGCTGGCAACCGAGGGCGCAACCGTGGCGCAATGGGCGTTGAACGCGGCAATGAACGCAAATCCAATCGGAATTATTATTGCTGCTATTGCCGGACTTGTTGCGGCGTTCGTCGTTCTTTGGAAAAAATCCGATAAATTCCGGGCGTTTTGGCTTGGTGCTTGGGAGAAAATCAAAAAAATTGCGCTGACCGTGTGGGACGCGATCAAGGGCGCATTTTCGGCGGCATGGGAATTTATTGAACCGATTGTTGACGACATTGTTTCGGTATTTGCGACCGCGTGGGACACGATAAAATTTATTTGGGATTTTGTCGAGCCGTATTTCACGGCGATTTGGAACGGTATTAAAACCGCGTTCGGATATGCTAAAGAGTTTTTCGGCGGCATTTTTTCCGCCGCGTGGGACGCAATCAAGCTTGTTTGGGACGTTGCGGTTCAGTATTTTCAACTAATCTGGAATAACATCAAAGCCGTTTTCAGCGTCGTAAAAACGACATTGCTTGGATTTTTCAACGCTGCTTGGACTGCAATTAAAGCCGTTTGGGACACAGTGATTTCCTATTTCAAAATGATATGGGAAAACATTAAATTGATTTTCAGCGCCGTTAAAAGCGTTTTGAGCGGCGATTTTTCAGGCGCATGGGACGCAATCAAACAGGTTTTCGCAAACGTCGGGGAATTCTTTTCGGGCGTTTGGGATAATATCAAGGGCGTATTTGATAGCGTCAAGACGTGGTTTTCCGATACGTTTTCGGCAGGCTGGCAAGCGATCAAAGATGTTTTCGCAAACGTCGGCGAATTTTTCGGCGGCATTTGGGAAACGATCAAAGAAAAATTTACAGACATCGGAACGAAGATCGGAGAGAGCGTTGGAAGCGCATTCAAGACGGTATGGAATTTCATCGTTGATACTGCGGAAGATGTTGCGAATATAATTCCAAATCTAATAAACGGCGCAATTGATATGATCAATAATATTCCGGGCGTCGAGATTGGCAAGCTTGACGGATTTGATTTTTCGGGTGCAAAGCTGGCAAAGGGTGGTATAATCAACCGCCCGACAATCGCAGAGGTCGGCGAAGACGGAACGGAAGCCGTCATTCCGCTGGAAAAGAACAAAGCAGGCTTGAAACAAATTGCGTCGTTGTTGTCGAACGAAATAAACAACGGAGCCGCAACCGCCGCGGGCAGGTCGTCAAGCAATGTAACATACACGTTCAATCAGACGAACAACAGCCCGAAAGCATTGTCAAGGTGGGAAATTTACCGACAGACCAAAAATTTGATACATTCGGCAAAGGGGGTTTAATTCTTGTTTACACTTAAAATCCAAAATGCAAACGGTGAAGTTTTTGAGTTGACACACAATTCAAAGAATTACAACGTTGTTAGTGTGCAGGGATTGACCCGCCCGCCGACGGCGGTTAATACCAGTGAGGGCGGCAACATTGACGGTTCGTTCTGGAATTCGTCAAGGGTCGAGCAGCGCAACATTGTAATTGACGTCGTTATACGCGGCGATATTGCCGCAAATCGGCAAAGACTGTATAAAATTTTCAGTTTGAAAAAACCTTGCACAATTTTTTTCAAATGCAAAAATCGTGATGTAAAAATAATCGGTTACGTCGAGATTTTGGACGGTGATTTGTTCGTTTTGGGCGAACAAATCCAAATTTCGATAATTTGCCCCCGTCCGTATTTTGAAGCGCTTGACGCAATTTATACGGAATTATCCCAAATCGTCAGAATGTTTGAATTTCCGTTCAGCATTGCAGAAACAGAACCTATTCCGTTTTCAGAGATCGAGGAATACCCGTTGTGTACGATTACGAACAGCGGCGACGTCGAAACAGGGTGCATAATAACGGTTGAATTTTCGGGATTCGTCGAGGGGCTGACGATTTACAACACGACAAATCAAACATTTTTCGGCCTGAATTACAGTTTTTCAGCAGGCGACACGTTGACGATTTCGACCGTTCAGGGGCAGAAATTTATAAAACTGCTGCGGGACGGCATAACGTCAAATCTGCTGAATTATATGACAGCTGGGTCAACGTGGTTTACTGTTGGAGTTGGTGACAATGATTTCACATTCACAACGACAACGGGCGCGGACGCGGTGCGGGTGACATTTGCGACCGCCGATTTGTTCGGGGGTGTGTGATGTGATATTATACGTTTGGCAATACCAAAACGGGGTGTTTGAAAAAATATCCGTGATTGATTATGCGACGTCGATTATCTGGACGAAACGGCATCAAGACGCGGGCGATTTTGAATTATACGTCGCCGCAACACCTGAATTATTGGAAATGTTCACGCGGGACGAAATATTTCTGACCAAAGACGGTGATCCTGACAACGGTGCAATGTGCGTTGAAAATATCCAGCTTGGAACGGACGCCGAAAACGGCGACTATTTGACCATTACAGGGCGTTCAGCGGAAAGCATAATCGCGCGGCGAATTGTTCCGTCACAAACAGTGTTGCGGGGAACCGCAGAAAGAGCGATTTTCAATTTAATGGTTCAAAATATAATAGCGCCGTTAAATCCCGCCCGAAAAATGCAGGAATTGACGTTCGGCAGCTTGCACGGCTGGACGGAAACGATTGAACAGCAGATAACGGGAAAAAATCTTTTTGACGCGATAAAAGACATTTGCGTTTCGTTTAATTACGGTTTTGCAGTGAGTTTCACGGGATCCCAATTCGTATTGAATTTGTTCAAGCCCGTTGACAGATCATTCGATCAAACGGAAAACCCATTTGTTATTTTTTCGCCTGAATTTGATAATTTGGGAAATACGGAATATTCCCGGGACAAATCGGGCGTTGCAAATGCCGTTTACGTTGCCGGGCAGGGTCAGGGCAGCGACCGCGTAATTGTGAACGTCACAAAAGACGGCGCCGCGGGTTTTTCCCGCCGTGAATTGTGGGTGGACAGCCGCAATTCGTCCACAACGACCGACGAAGGGGAATTGACGCCCACAGAGTACGCCGCAATGCTACGGCAACAGGGCGCCGAGGAACTGGAATTGAGCCGCGAAACGGTCGATTTCAGCGGCGAAATATTGGACGTCAACGGGTATGTTTACGGCGTTGACTACAATTTGGGCGACAAAATCGCGATAAAAAACGAATACGGCATTACGGGAGCGGCGACCGTGAAGGAAATAACCGAGGTCGAGGACGAAAGCGGTTACAAAATTTACCCGACATTGTCAGAATGGAGTGTGTGAAATGGCTATTAAATACGGATTTTTCAACAGCGTGGGCGGCGATAGGAAATACAACGCCGACGATATTTCCAATTATTTTTTGAAACTGATTTCAAACGGCGTTTTCGCAACGCCTGCAACTACACTACAGGTCACAGCGTCCGACGGCCTGACGGTTCGGGTTCTTGCCGGGTGGGGGTTTATAAATTGCAAGTGGTTGAGCAATGACGCCCCGTTTCCGCTGACACTGGACGCCGCGGATTTGGTGCTTGACAGGATAGACCGCATTGTGTTGCGAATGGATCCAAACGAGAGCGCCCGAAATGTAACAATCGCGATCAAAAAGGGCAGGGCGTCAGCAACACCAACGCCCCCCGACCTGACACGTCAGACGACGAACGACGGCGGCGTTTGGGAATTGTCGCTTGCACAAATCGCAGTCAATCACGGTGTAACACAGATTACAGACGCCGAAATCACAGACGAACGCGCAAACACTGACGTTTGCGGCTATGTTACGGGGCTGATTGATCAAATCGACACTACAAATCTTTTCGCGCAGTACAACGCAGCGTTTGCACAGTGGTTTGAAACGATCAAAACACAGGTGAAAACGACAACAATTATTGTTCCGTTCAGCGAGGTAACATATACCGACCAAAGCCCGCAAAGAACCGTTTCAATCGGAAGTCTGAATTATAACGACGCCTTGGATATACTGGAAATATGGGTCAATGGTATGCGATTGATCGAACATATTGATTACACAGTGAACACGGCGGGGCGATATGTAACGTTCGCAAAGCCGTTAACCGTGATCGGAACAGTTGTCGAAGTGCGCGTTTTGAAAGCAATGGACACCGACGCCCCCGAAGAAATAATTACAATTCTGCGGGAAATTCAAGCGGACGTCGCGGAAATCAAAGCGGACTATGTGCAGAAAGCAGAGCTTGAAACGCGCTTGAATGGTTTGTCACTGCTGAAAATCGCAAAGGTGGATTTTGACGCATTGACGGAAAAAGACCCGAACACAATTTATTTTGTCGTTGACGGCAATAAAATTAGTATGTATATGGGCGAAATCCCATTATCAGGCGGTTCAAGCGTTTCAATTGGAAATCCAGTCGGGCAGCTTGGTGGAGTGATCGGCGGCACTATAGGCGCGGCCGAGGAAGTATAAAGGGGGTCATTTTATGGCATTTGAAATTTATA